AAATCAATCAAATAAACCAATGAATTCTCAAGCTCGGTTGCGTGATCTAATCGATACGCGCCGTGCTGTCGCTGCCGTCTTTGTCCCGCTTACTCACATGGCGGACGAGGACACGTTGAATCGCTACATCGATGATTCAATCCTCCCCATCCCGACTCGTCTTTGCGCCGATGCTTCCCACGCCTGCCTTCGGGCAGGGGCAGTTGGACCATCTAAGGCCTACGTTTCGGGTGCTCGTGCCAAAGTTAATTCTTTTGATGCTGGCGGTTCGATCCTTCTTGTTGATTGTGACCCCTATAGCATCCAAATTTTGACTGCTGGCGTTCCGGCCATTATCTTTGTGTCTAAAGGTGATGGTAACCTAAGTCGCTGCCAGTTTGGGCGGGACTTTGCTGGTGTCAACGGTGCAATTAAAAACTGCATCGCTGATGCGGATCCCTCGTTTGAAGTTGTGCGCCAACGCGCGCTCACGTATCTCGCTGCTAATTCGCTTGAACGCTCCCTGCTTGAAAAAGCTTACCGCGTTTATGGCGTCCAGTCAGCTGTTGAACGTGAACCGCTGTTTGAGCAACTCCAAACCGAGCATGCCGCTGAAAGGACCAATTTGCTTAACAGCCGTGCATCTAGTTCCGAGATTGCGGTCACAGTTGTGGCTGACCGTAATCTGCAAGCTGCTTTTGCAGCTTTTCCCGAACTTTTTCGCGGTGTTGGGTACGCCTTTTCTCGCTTCGTTTTGACTCAGGATGCAGGTGTGCGTCGAGTGCTTGAGGCCTATTCTATTCCATCTTTTCACCTCGTCCATCTTTCTACTCGCGTTGCGGCCGGTATTCTTACCTGCGCGCACCTTGCTTGTGTTCGATGCCCCATGACTTGGTATAATGATGAATTTAGTGGCGTCAAGTATCTCGTTGAGCCTGATTCTGAGATTGTGCGCGTTTATACCTCGGATGCGGGGTGTGAGAACGTGTACAATGACCGTGTGAGCGCCATCAAATACTCTTCGATTACGCAGACTGGTTTATCCCGTTTGATCCCTTCCTCTTATTCGCCTTCTGGTACTACTTTCTGGCTGTTCAATTACGTCGTTGAGCAAGCAACGCCTAGCGGAGCCCTTTTCTTTGATTTTGATAACATCGTTATCTTTCGGAGAACCGCTCTCGCCGGTGGTGAAGCTGCTCAATTCCGTGAGTCGACAGTCATGTACCGTGATACTGAATGGACCGCGCTTAACCGGCTAATTTCGACTGTTTGCCAGCAGAAGAATGTTGCCGATGCAATTAGCGCCGCAGGCGTCGCTTATCATACCACCATGAGTGCTATCAGCATGCTACCCGGTCAAAGCTCGCGCAAGCGGGCACTTTCCGGCAGTTTCTCCGTCAACCGTGAGACAACAATCGCAAGCTTTGCGCAAAATGCGTGGACGAGTAAGCACGTTCGCACCGCCATCGGTGAGCAAGAGAGTGAGGAATCTTTGCTTTTTCGTGAGCATGCTACCTACTCTAGCCGCATGCGCCGCGCTGTTTGGGCTGGTTTTGGGGTGACCTGCGTTGTCGCTGGAATGGCTGGGATGGCTATCATCTTTGTTAATCGGAAGCGTTTTGCCCATCTCTGGGAGGGTGCATTCAACACGCACCATTACGCTATGATTCGCAAAGGCGAGCTTTGTGCTCGCATTGATGATTACCCCGGTCACGAAGGTGAGGAAGGAACACTCCATTTCGCAACCTCTCGCGAGGTTAGCCTGCAGCGTTTCCATGAGATGCGTGAAGAGGCGCCTTGGATTTCTGATTTTGTGCAACGCAATGGTGGCTTCGCCGCTGGGCGCATGATGGACCCTCATTCACCCGCCAATCGCGAAAGTACCGGCCTCGGTCCTATTGACCCTCAAGTCAAATTGCGTGGTGATTATGGCAACCATTCGGTCACTCTACCTGATTTTGGCATCATCCTCAAGGGGCGCTTAGCAACGCTCGTCTTTGGTGCTGATCGGAAGATTGATCCAGGTTTCCACGGGACCGTCCTGTATGTTTCCTACGGGTCCGCGGCGCTCTTCAGCAGAGTCGTTAGTCGTCTTGTGGCCACTTCGATCGCCGGTTTCGCCTTCTCTTTGTGGTGCAAGTGCGCGCATCTTGTGGTATCAGGTGCTCTTAGCATTGCAGCTGCAGTTGACGAAAGCCCTCATGGTAAGCGTTTGCGTGCTCTTCGAGCGCGTAAATATCATGTTGCTTTCGCGGTCACTGCTGGCTTGCTTGGGCTTGGCGCTGGCTGCTGGTTGATGCGTAAGTTCTTCGATTGCGTGAAACTCGAGGATGTTGATATTCAAGCTTGCAGCGACACGTTCGCCAAACGCAGGCTCACTTCACAGGCTCTTGAGGGTGCGACGTCGTTTTGCACCGAAATGAACTGGGTTGAAGGACCAGCGCGTGTTAGTCGTGCTGTTAGTGAATTGATCGTTGGTGGAGTGCATCTTATCGGAGCCTCACAGTTGACGTATGGTATTTCTGCCTTCATTGGCGGTCTTGTGTGTTTTGGTTGCGGTGTCACTACTCTCTGTGCTTCCCTTGTGCCTTTGCGCACTCGTGTCGATGCGACAGGTGTCAATGTGGACCGCGCCAATCCCACCTACCAATACGATGTGGTGACTCTTGATTTCAGCACTAGCATTATTGCATCCTGCGGCAATGCTATTGTGAGTGTACCAGCCCCTGATCTCGCTGACCCGCATTTCCAAGCGGGCATCAATAAGAATGTGCCTTTCTTATTGTGCAATGGCAACGGCTTGCCCCTGTTGCGTTCTTGGCAAGCTGGCTGTCTTTTGGGTGTGTCCATGTTTGGGTCATGCGAGAGGTGTTCTGTGCATACTGCTTGTGATAGCTGCTCTTCCCTTTTGGGTAAAGTGCCGGATGTCCTCGTTGCACTCAACCATCTTGCTGACACGCACAACACGTCGGTGCTCGTGATCAGCGACAATGGAACTTGCTCAGTGATTGGTGCGTGCGACTCTGTGAGCTTTGCTGTGACGATTCTTGCCAACACGGCTGGTTCACATGCAAGTCTTTTCCGCCTACCCAAGACGCTGATCTCCTCGTTTACCTTCCCGCTTTGTGCCTTCGGCTCCATTCGCTCACCATCGCGTAAGAATCATTCTTCCCTCATGCTTTCGGCCTTTTTCGCGGTTGAAATTCAAGCGAAGAATTTCTTTTACATTGGTAGCAAGCCATCGGTTTATTTGCTCGGTGATGAGGATTTTGCCGTCATTTTCGCTGGTGTCAAGATTCATCTCTTTGATTCTTTCAACCCCATTGAGTTGCAGCAAGCTCGTGCGATTTTTGCGGGTCTCGACGTGATGTTTCACCCTATGGCCACCAAACAATTGCTGGAAAGCATCCCTATCGAACAACGCACCCAAGCTGTGGTTCATTGCGATGCTTTTCCTTCGTGCCCGGAAATACTCCGTTTTGAAGAGCTTTTCGTTGACTCGATCTTCCGGCACAAAATTGTCACAGGCGTTTGCGTTGAACAACTCCCGAAAGTTGGGCTTTTGGCACACCATGTTGGTTCTGGAACCGAATACTTTCAGTACTCTGGCATCTCCACCGACTTGTGCAAGACCGCAATCCGTGCGAATCTCGCTGACGCGAACCTCGCGCTGCTTGATCCACGTCAGAACCGTCAAATGCTTGTTGATCGCTTGCGCAATGCCAGCTTTGCTTGCAGGGATTTCAAGTCAAAACGACGGGCTCAACTGGCAACCGTTTGCCCACGCAAATGCGAGGTGGTGGATGGTTACTTTGAAGCAGAGACTTTGATCACTGGTGTGATGGATGGTGTCAGGGCGGTTCAGCCAGAGGAGGTAACAGCAGTCGAGCTGGGTGGTGAGCTTGTCAAGACCGTTTGGCCGATGACGTATGGTGAAGATGCTTCGATGCGCTTCGTTGCGTCTGGCGTCGGCGATGGTGTTGCACGGATCATTGACACTGTACACGCACACAGTGCTTGGGTTCTTGGCAACCCTTTGTGTTTCCATGATGTGTTCGACGGCTTCGAAGCGAGTTCTGATTTCGTCACGGCAACTGATGTTGTCACCGCGGACGGGCAAATCATGCGTCGTCGCCCTTTCAACTGCCCACTGCCCGGTTGGCTCTTGTATCGCAAACAACAGCTCGCTGACGTTCACGGCTTGACTGAAGCTTCTGAAGCTATGACGCGCGATGAGCTCCCTTGCTCTTGCGTCATCAACTTCGTTGAATATTCAGTCGCCATGAGCTTGTGTTCCGATCCTCTCGATGTTGCCCTTCCCCTCTTCGCTTTCATCCAAGGGAAATATTACCCCATCCACATCCATGATTCTGATGCGGTTGAGGATAAGTCCGATTATTTGCTCAGTAAGCGTGCAGATCCTGTTTTCGTTTCAGGCGTTCTGCGTGCCATCGAAGCTCTTGCTTTGCGCGAGGAGGGTGACTCCTTCATCGAGAAAGCTATCGGTGTTCATGCTGGTACCGCACTGGAAGAAGATTCAACAGCGGATGATGATGAAGACACAGAGGCCCAGGCCAAGGCACCCTTTGCGCCCATCCGTTGCAAATCTCAATTCAGTGACCGTGTCAAGAACTTTGCGTCTCGTGCTGTGAAGGTCGAAGGTGAGGATCTCTACCAACTTACCGGTGAAGTTTGCATTCCGCGCATCCCGTTTAGTCACACGGATGATTTTCACGTCCTCCTCGGCCGCTCCATTGAAACCTTCCGTGGTACACGCGAGCATTTCCGTTTTGCTTGCACCGCACTCGTTGGTGAAGGTGGTACCGGGAAGACGCATTATCTCACGAAGACTCTCGCGCTTTCGAAGGATACAAGTGATGTTGTCGTCGCGACTCAGCTTCAGCAAGCTCAATGGCACCAACGTGGTTTTCGTAACGTTTTCACATCGGAAACCTTTCTCCTGCAATCGTTGCAGACGCTTGAAGCCATCAAAGCACGCCCTGTCGTCGATGGTGTCGTACCTCCACCTGTGCAACCCCAAGCCGGTGTGCTCATTCTTGATGAGGCACATTCATACCCTGAGCACTCACTGAGCGGCATTCTTGCCGCCTGCGTTGGCCGCCCCCTTTATGTTTGCATTGCAAAATTGCAGATTCGCGGGATGGACAATTCAAAAGTGTTGAGTAAGACTTTCCCTGACTTTGTTAGCGCAGAATGCGTGAGCACTTTCACCAAAAATCGTCGGTACACTAATGCAATCATTCGTTTGCAGAATACGCTGTTACCTGATAGTTTGAAGATGAAGGAATGCTCCGAAGTTGCTGCTGGCAAAACCTCGTATGCGCTGATCTCTGGTTGCCTCAAAAGCTACACCAAAGCGCATAATTTGGGGAAAGAAACCACCGTGATTGGTCTCGCCAAGACCGGTGGCGCGTTGTACGATGGCTTCAACGTGCGCTTTGTCGAAGGGTCTGCGGCGCAGGTTCAAGGTAGCGAATTCTTTGCTGCGACGATGATCATTTGGATCAATTCCCCTGTGTTTGAAAGCGTTGTCCATTCCTCTGACGGTGCATACAACTTGCATTGTCACATCCTGTCTGCCACCGCGCGTCTTTGTGATGCGAAGTGCGGTCGTGTAATCTTCTTTTTTGAGGATGGCATGATCAGTCCTTTCCAGCGTGGTATCTTGAGTATGTGGCGGAGCAAATGGGGCGCAATCTTCGGAGCGCAGGCAGATTTGACGTGCGTCATTAACGGGCTAGGTGGGCCTGTGACTTTTGCTGCTTCGCCTGCCCTGTCTGGACCAAGGTTGGTGGCTGGTTCTCGCCTCACGGCGACGAATCACAAAGGCTCTGTCAGCGTCTTTGCGCCTGGTGTGTTCCTTGCTGGTTCTACTAGCTTCCACAAATCGCGCACTGAGCTCCCGGAAGCTGTTGAGATGCCTTCTCTTGGCATGGTGGGGATTGATGTGATTAAAAGCCGTCTTGCGTTGGAATATGGCAACGGGCCTATTTTCGGCGCCAAACCGAAGGTTTCGATCCGCAATCTGCCCTCTGGTGACGAGCTAGCGAAGCTCCACGATGATTATGCTTCTGCAGCCCACGCCGGCAGTAAAAGTGATTATGTCCGTGTTTGTTCACCTGGCTTCCAGAAGGCCGTCATGAAGAAGCGTTTCTTTCGTGGTAGCCCGATCGGCATTCTGCAGCAGAGCGGCTTCACATCGAGCCTCAACTGCGGGCTTGGGCGCTATGGTGCTCAGAACCTCTCGAGTTTCCTTGCTGGCTCCAGCCGAGAGACTGTTGACCACGTTCAGGGTCTTATTGGTGACGCATACACCGATTGCATTGAGTTTCTCATGAGTCGCGCGAAGCGTGTTCGCTTCAGCGGTTTTATTGAGGAACATGCTCGCATCAAGTGTGCTTTCGCCGCTGCGCTTAAAAGCAGTCTTGCACCCGAACAGGTTGAATTTCTCAATCAGAAAGGAGACATCAGCATTGATTTCCTCGTTCGCGAAGGGAATGAACAACTCTCGTCTAAGGATCTCGGCTTCACTGATTTGCATTACATGCAATTTTACCGCGATCTTACACGAACAGGCTTTTTCACCAAGCAACAAACGAAGGTTAAGATTGAGACACCTCTCTTTAAACTTGTTAACGCTTGTGCGAAAAACCTTGATGAGGCTAACTTCTCAAAGAAGTGGCGTGATTACCAGGCAGAACTGACCGTTAAAGCCCATCAGCCTGTCTCAGCGACGGCGCCTGTTGGCAACTTTCTCGGAGCACCTGGTGTTGCTATTTTCTCATGGATGTTCACATCTGTCTTTGACGATTTCATCGTTTATGCTGGTGGGCCTTCAAATGATTACCATCTGATTCGTGAGCGTGTCTATGCTAAGTGCGATAAGTTTATTGCGCTCATGCTTGACATTTCTGGTTGTGATAGTTCCCACGAGGAAGTCGGGACGGCGAAAGTGGGCGAATTCATGCGGCGTGTAGCGGAGATGGTTGATTGTGACGATGCACTCGCAGCTTCGTTCTGGACCAGCTTGAGTGCTGCTGAGCAGCAGCGTATCCTCTCTCAGTGGGTTTCGCGGAGTCTTGATGGAGTCTTTTCGTTCTCCACTCTTTGGCAACTCATGTCTGGACTGTTTTCCACCTTTCTCCTCAACACGCTGAAGGCGATGCTGAATTACATCATGATGCTTAGCAAAGCGTCACGCGCGCGGCTTCTCTGGATTTTGGTCGGTGGAGATGACTCTGCACTACTTTTCTCTCCTGGGTCTCGGCCGGAGCTTTTACAGCACCTGATTGAGGCCCTCCGCATGGAGATTAAGGTTGAGATGTGGTTTGAAAACGCCTTCAATTTGCATTCGCTTTGGTTTGACCACCTTGGCGTCTACGCGGTACCTTCAAAGGTCGCAGCCAAATTTTTCGGCTCCCTTTACCCGAAGGTCGTTGGTGGTGCAAAAGGCGCGCTTTCCCTGTGCGAGCAACGTGTTTGGGGCGTACGCAACCACTTCAGTAGCTATTGGTTTGACGCTTCTGCCCTTGGGCGAGCTTGCGCTTATGGCACCCTCACTTCCACTCTGTGTATCGAGACACAGATGCTTTGCGCTTTCGCGCTCAGCAGTCTCTGCACTGGGCGCGTTTCGTGCGAAGAGTATGTTTGCTCATTGCCAGTTTTTGAGCTGGTGGTTGACGAGCAACTTGCCTAAGCGCTTCTGCGTCTCTACCGGTCCGACATTTTCATTCTTATATGGTTTCCTCTGTTCCATGCCCAAAAGAGGGGGTTTTTCTATTTTACCTTTAAATACGACCTTCTCTCAGCAACGAGAGTTTAAACTCATTGCCTTTCTTATATGGTTTCCTCTGTGCCATGCCCAAAAGAGGGGGTTTTTCTATTTTACCTTTAAATACGACCTTCTCTCAGCAACGAGAGCTTAAACTCATTGCCTTTCTAGTGCAGGTCGGGGTGCATTCATGTCCCCGAACGTTTTGCCTTTCGCATAAAAGGTTGCCCCTTGCTGGATGAGCGAGGGGAAGTCCGCATTCTCAGCGGCACTTGGTTTTTGTCCAAACCATTCAAGTTTTGAATACAGTTATCTAAAATTCTTCCACGTAAATTCGAATACGTTGTTCTACCATAGCATCTTGACAAATGCTGTTTTCCGGTATTGAACTCATCTAATCGAACCTGTTTTGCTCCTTGAGCTGCCCACTGTGGGCAACGGTGTGCTTTTGCACAAATTCCACAGCACCTCCACGGGGTTTATCGTTACAG